TGCGCCCGCGAGGATGCTATGTTACCGGCTCTTGAAGCATGAGCGATAAAGCAGAAAAGCCGAGCGCGGAGGAGCGGATTGATGCGTTGTCCGAAATCCTCCGCGCTCAACCATTGTCAGATGAGCGTAGCGTGAGGCTATTTGAGCCTTGTCACCCTCCTACACAAGAAGAAATTGCCGCAATGCCCTTAGCCTCAAATGCCTGAGATTGTCAATATCTCGCGGTGCGAATTCCCTGACGCGTTATATAACGATCCCACGCCAGATGGGGAGGCGTACTACGGGCATGATGTGCAGTGTGAGAAGCCTTGGCACCGCATCGCGATTATGCTTGCCGCGCAAGGGTATACGGTAACAGAAATCGCATTTAAACTCGAACGCACTGTCGCGTGGGTCTCAATCCTTCTTCGTCAAGACTGGGCGCGTGAACGCCTGACACAAGAGATAATGTCTGCTGGGCGGGATGAGATTGAGACTATACTCAAAGGTGCGGGTACAGAAGCCTTGCGACGAGTTATCACGCTCTCGCAAAGCGCTGAAAGTGAACAGGTCCAACTCGCGGCATCACGCGAGGTGCTTGATCGCCTCCTCGGTAAGCCCGTGCAAAAGCTCGAAACCAAGCAGGATGTTGTGTTTACTGACGTAACCCAAGCTGACGAGGAAATCAAAAAGCTTGAAATCGAGGAATCGCGGTTGCTTGGGCGGAATTGAAGCCGCGACGCCGAAGGCGGCACGCTTTAAGTCGTCATCATCATTGAAAATAACATGGAAGGTATGAAAACAATCGTCATTGCAATCATCTTATCCGCGTTTTCGCTTTGCGGCGCGGACACCAATCTTCCCACTGTTCAAACCACACTAGGAGAGCCAAAGGCTGGGGTAAAGGGGTCTTACCTCTCTGATATTAGTGTGTCGCCGTATGGGACTGTGGCATTCAACCGTTTTGACGGTAAGGCGCGGACTGGCGCAGGTGTAGAGCTTGCTATTGGCGCGTCACGGACGGTTTCGCTTGTCGCTTTTGGAGAGAGTGATAATGTGGACCACTATCTCGTTGATCGCGCGGGCCTTGGCCTTCGTGTTACTGGCTCCCTCGGTCCGCGCTTTCATCCCTTCGCCGGATTGTTAGGAGGTTACAAATTCGACAATATCGAAAATCCATCTGAACCCTGGTTTCTTCGACCACAATTTGGCGTAGGGATTGACTTGGCAAAATACCACGGCTGGGAGATACAACTAAAAGCCGCTTGGGGTCTTGACGTTACCACGGATGGTAATTCTCAACAGCGCCTCACCGGCTTTTTGACTCTTGGAAGGCAATTCTAATGGCTTTGACCGTCATAGTCAAAAATCCTTTCCCGTGCCGCGATAAGACCCCTCGCAATGGGTTCCGAAAAATTGAAGGCGCGCCTTCGTTGTACCGCGCTCGAAATTGGCCATACAAGGGCCGTCGAACTCTGGTAAAACGCTACCAATGAACTTTTTGTCGGACCTGTTCAGGGACCGAAAACACGAACAAATCATCCTACGACTGAACTCGATCCTTGTCGAACTGGATGATATAAAGAGAAAGCAGAAAAACATGGCAAATACAGTAACAGAACTCGAAGGTAAGTTGGAAACAATCGAAACGGGCCTCACTGATGTTGGTTCTAAACTTGATGAGGGTTTGGGAGAGGTTGTGGCAGAAATCGCCAAGCTACGTGAGCAGCTCAACACCGTGCAACTCCCTGCTGGTGCTCAAGCGCGGCTTGATAGCATCACTGCAAAAACCTCCGCACTCCAAACCGTCGCAAAAACCCTCGCTGACATCGTGCCGAACGAACCAACCCCATAATGCCCGGCATCGCTGGCACACTTCACGAATTCAAGGGTGGCAAGCTCCACAGTGGGTCCAAGAGTGGCCCTATTGTGAAGAACCGTGCACAAGCCATTGCGATTGGTTTATCCGAAGAACGCCGGATGGGGCACCGTGTCGCTAACATGGTTAAGAAAAAGAAAGGAAAATAATATGTCACTCCTGCGCAACGACTCAACCACCCTTGCTAAAGACCTTCCTTCGGTTGTCAACGACGACCGTCCTGAACTCGAAACCTACGGCAAGCTGTGCAACGATCGTCCGAATAGCGCGGACAAAGAAGGCATGAAAAACGCTATGAAGCAGATTGATGAGGTGGTTGGTGACTAGCGTTGGTGAAGACCATATCGTTGTCGACGTTGAAATACAGCGCCGTATCGAAGACCTTCCAAACGGCTGGGACGACACTGACAAAATGGGTGTCGCTTGCGCCGTCGTCTACGAATTCCTAACCGACCGTTTTCGTGTTTATGGCCCGAATGATGTCGACATCCTCAAATCGCGGCTCAAGAAAGCCGACCGCATTAGTGGCTTTAACATCTGGCGATTTGACTTCCCTGTTATCTTCGGCCTTCCATCGCGTGAACGCGTTGAGGACTTACGAAGCAAAACAAACGATCTTTTGCTGCGAATCTGGCGTTCATTACACCTTGACGCGGAAAAGTTTGGTTCCGCTCACAGAGGTTGGAGTCTCGACAATGTCTGCAAAGCCACACTCGGCCTTAGCAAAATCGCTTCTGGTGAGCAGGCTCCGAAATGGTTTCAAGAAGGCGAGCACGCGCGAGTGATAAATTACTGTGTCGATGACGTGACCCTCGAACGCGATCTCACTACTTTCATCGACAAATATGGTTTCGTCTGCAACTCCATCTACCTCCAAAACCCTCTCCGTATTGTTCCCGAATGGCGACCCTGACTGCACCCATAAACGATGTCGAGCTTTTACTGGTTCGCCAGCGAAAAGCCAAGCTCCTTCGTCAAAAGGTCGCGGCAATCAAGAACGACGGTCTCCCATTCTACCGCCCACACCCTAAACAGGACATCTTCCATTCTTCTAGTGCTCTTCGTCGTGCTACCTTCACCGGCAATCGTTGGGGAAAATCAACTTGCGGTGTCGCCGAAGACGCAGCTTGGCTACGAAATGAGCGCATCTGGTACAAACAAAGATTCGACATCCTCAACCGCGATGGATCATTACATCACACTCACGATGGGAGCGAGAACCATCCCTTTGTTCGTCAGGCGATTCCGCAGAGACCTGTCAAGGGTCTAGTCATGTGCGAGAATTGGGACAAGGTTGATGAAATCTTTACATCAGAGCGCGGCGAAGAAGGCAAACTATGGAAATATCTCCCTCGTGATGGCTTTGTTAAACGTAAGACCCGAAATCACGAGGGCAAAATCTGTATTGTGGAGTGCGCGAATGGTTCTATTCTGCGCTTCGCTACCGTCAAATCGTGGCTAAACGATCCACGTTCGATAGAGTCGAGTGACTGGGATTGGATACATGTTGATGAACCCATACCAGAAGGCATGTGGAAAGGCGCTTCACGCGGCCTTGTTGATAGAAACGGGGCTGCTTGGTTCAATCTCACTGCTCTATCAGAGCCTTGGATCACAGATGCTTTTCTACCGGGTGGCACATTTGAAGGCCAGTGTTTCAAAGTCGAAGGTTCAATCTACGACAACCCCTACCTTAAGCCGGAAGGTATCGCGATGTTCGAGGCGTCACTCACCGAAGAAGAAAAAGACTGTCGTTTGATGGGCAAGCCCCTTCACCTCGCCGGCCTTGTTTACAAGGAGTTCAAGTATGATAAACACGTGCTCCAAACGCTTCCAAAAGGTTGGCTTGGATTTGACTCGCCGCCTAAGGATTGGTCTTACTACTACTACATCGACCCCCATCCACGCATTCCACATTGCGTGCTCTTTCTCGCCGTTGACCCATTTCAGCGTCTATATTTCTTCACGGACCTGTTCGAGCGTTGCAAACCACTTGACCTCTGCAAGCTAATGCACGGGGTGCTCAATGGTTGTAATGTCATCCACGGTCGTTGCGACCCTATCGCCTTTATTGAAGACCCCGAAACCGAGCATTGTTGGGCAGACGATTTCGCAGAAGGCGGTTTTTCATGTGAGAAGGCTGTCAAAGACCCGATGCGCGGTATCTCACGGGTCCAACAGCGTCTTGCAGAAAACCCGCCTTCGATCTTCTTCTCGCCATCGTGCCGTCGTGCCTTATGGGAAATACAACGTTGGCCTTGGATGCCGGAGAAAAACAAGCCGCGTGATGAAGACGACCATGCGATGGAATGCCTATACCGCGCCATCCTTGATGAACCTTGCTACATTCCTCTAATAGAAAAATCTCACCCTATTCGTGATGAAGTAATCGACCGTCCTCAACTTGATCTTGGTAAATTCTCCATGTCGATATGAAAACCTTTTTGCTTCTCTTGCTTTCGACTCTTTCGTTATGCGCTCAAACCACTCCAAACCAACGCAAGAACACGATCCCCGCTACCAATGTCTGGGTTGCTGCGCCTGCTGGTGGCATTTTGTACGACCTCGAGGTTTACAATCTCAGTGCGAGCACGCTATATGTCCACATCTTCAACACTAACGCGCTTCCTGCTAATGGTGCTTTTCCTACCATCGCGCCAGTGCAGTTACCTGCAAACAGCACAGCGACGTTCTCCTACATCAATGGCCGCAAATTCGACACTGGTATAACGATTTGCACCTCAACCACTCCCCTTACTTTAACTAACGGCACAGCCAGCTTCAAAATGTCTATCAACTACGGAGGCTCTCAGTGAAGAAGTTTTTTGTCCTTGCGGGTCTTTTGGCGCTAACGGCGTTTTTAATCGCGCCAGTGACGATCGTGCCTTCTGGAGGAGGCGGTGCTGGACCTGGTGGTGATGCTGGTGGAACTAACGCTCGTATCCTCATTTTGAGTGGTGTTGGGGGTGATACTATCCTGACAAACGTTACTTTGCTTTCTCCCAGCGGCAGCGACACATTCACGTACACTGTTCAAACTCCTACGTTCAACAGAGGTCTTAGGGTAAACCAGGACAATCAAGCAGTTTTGTTTGACACGAGTGGTGGCGTTTCTTGGGGACCGGCAGGAGGTTCTGTCCTCCTAGCTGCTGGCAATATCGACCTGAATAACAATGTTAGATTGGACGCTGTAGCGGGGACTGCAAACTTCGGTGGAAGTGTTACGTCAGAGGTGGCTTTTTTGTCACTCGGTGGTGTCTACGTTGTTGGTTCAATGACGAATGGTCTTGGCATGACAAATGGAGGGCCGCTGAAGGTTGTTGGCACAACCTTAACTACAGGTTCTACAAACAATGGATCGTTCACGAACGCCGGTAGCTTCTATAATACCGGCTCGATGACCAACGGCACGGGCTTCACCAACGGAGGACCATTATTGGTTCGTGGCACGAGCTTGCTAACTGGTGGCACCAATAACGGTGACTACACAAACTCTGGAAATATCTACAACAATGGCACACTAACAAACGGTGGCGCCGCTAATATCCTTGGTGGCGTCACTAACTGGGGTGCCATGCAGACAAAAGGAACGGCGGATTTCGCGGGGTCGATGACGAACGAGAGTGGGGTTAATATAGCTGGAGGAGCCACGAACTGGACTCAAATGGAGGTTAAAGGGACTTTGCTAGCAAATAGCAATCTTCTAGTAAATGCTGGTCAAGGCCCTGCTAACTCTTTAAGCAACGTGTGGGTTGGTGGAACGTACTTTCAACGAATCGGCACGGCCTTTACGAATCTTAATGGCGCGGGCACGATGAGTAATCTTTCTAGCGTGTCGATAACAGGGAACACTCTTACTAACAACGGTGATACCTTATTCGCCGAGTGGGGAATAAAATTGCAGATTACTAAGGAAAACACCAACCAATTCCAGCTTCTCTATGGTGCTACTACTATGCTCGACACCGGCCTTCAAATAGCCTCGAATTGCACAGTGCGAGCTACTTGCACCATTTCACGAACTGGCAATGCTTCTCAACACGTCGAAGCGCATCTTGAATGGGGGCCGGGTGGAGGCACACCATTCGCCTTCACTAACGCTAACCTTGAAATGGCTGAAAACAATGGCATCGCTAACATTCTAAAAGCGATGGGTGGTGCTCGTGCCGTTGGCGCTCATACTAATAATTTCTTCCGTGTTGAATGGAAACCTACTCCGAGATGACAAAAATCCTTTGGTTTTTCTTTACGCTTCTTTCACATGTAACATGTAGAAAGTGTTATCACTGTGGGCGATATAGTTCCGTTAGTAACATGTGCCAAAAGACTAACCATACTTGAATTTGCAAAACTTGCTAGAAAGTCAACATGTTAAATGACGGCAATCAGATGCGTGAACAAACAACAAGAAAACGATTTGTTAAAAGACGTTCAAGAACACGACAGGTTGTTGCGCGGCAATGGTAACACCGAAGGTTTATTACATTCTGTGCGCGATTTACTAGAAGAAGCCAAAAGCCGTAAGCGACTCCAACAGACTATCTTAATTGGCGTTATTAGTTTGCTGGTCGAACGAGTTTTAACTCTTTTATCAAAGTTAACATGAAAAGCTGGAAAATGATGACTGGCGGCGTTTTGCTCGCGATTGGATCATGGGCAGCCGGTCAGGTTGAGGTGGTGTGGCTTTGGAAACTTGGCCCACTGTTCCAGAGCCTTGGTGCGCTATTCATTAGTTTTGGCCGGGACAATAATGTGCCTTCCGAAGCCGTACCAGGCGCCGCGAGAAACGCCGATAAGATCAGGCACGATACCCAGTTCACAACGAAAGAACCATGATACGTGGACCTCTTAACCGATTATCTGCGTGCCGTCGCGCTTGGTCTAGTCGTCGCGGGCTTGATTATTTTGTGGAAACATTGTAAGCACCCGCCGAAATGAA